GTTAGCATCTAAATCGTTAACACCAAAAGAGTTTCTTTGTGTTGAGTACGAATGGAATCTAGCTATAAAAGTTGATACTTCTTTCATCCACAGAGCTTCTATATCTTTATTAAATCGCAGCTCTTGTGTAACCTTACCAACTAATTGGTCAGAAAAGTCATCTAACTCCATCTTCATTAAAGTATTCATCTTCTTAACAAAAGCAGGACTTAATTTCATGTAACCCATTGAAGGACCAAAGGGTGATATGTACTCCTCATCCTTCTTAGGTACATACATTTTTGAGTGTGCTGTCATTATCTAATCCTATCTAGCCGAACCAGATACGTCATAGACAAAGTTGCCTGACCTTATAGCTTCCATTATTTTGTCAGCTTGTTTTTCATATTGTTGAGCAGACATCTTTTCAACAGCAGACTCTTTAAAGGTTACACCTTTGCCAGTTTCCGAAACAGACGTTTTACTTTTCGTTGCGATTGCTTCAGCAGCACCTGCACCATTTGACTTCTCTTTCGTCTTACCAATTCCTTTATCTGACTTATAGAGGTCGATTGCCCTAGCGGCAGATTTTGCATCGTTGTCATTTTCGTATAATGCATTTTGTACCCAGCTAGGTTGTTCATCTGCCCAATCATGGAAATCATCGCTTTCTCTTATAGTAGCAAAATCAGGGTGTATTCTTAACAAGTCTACTTCTGCTTTCTCTTTTACCGAGTTAGCATCCCTTTCGTCTATTTCTTTTAATCTTACTGATAGTGCATCTGATTGCTCTTTAGCTTTCTTCATAGCAATAGTCTCTACTATAGCTGCTACGTCAGGGTATTCCTTTGCCCATTCAGTAATATCTTCATCAGACTTAGGGAGCTTCATTTCTTTCTGTGTAGCTTTACTTAGTTGACTCTTTAAATCATCTAGTTGCTTTTGAAACTGTTTCTCTTTATCTTGGTTATGCCTTCTTAAATCGCCATACCGTTTCTTAAAGGTTCTTTCTTCAGCCGAAGTTGGTTCTACTTCCTCGCTGTCAGACTCAGGTTTTTCTTCCTTTTGCTCTTTAAGCATTACTTCTAATTCTTCTTCATCTTTCTTTAGTCGTTCCTCTTGCGAATAAGGTCTATTCATAAAAGCAACTTTTTTAGGTGTAGTGTCTTCTGTCATTATATTATTTTGCATCTCTGCCATTTAGTTTCTCCGGGGGTTATCGTAGCCAATTACGTTGGGGGATAAGTAGCCATTATAGCATAGCTTTTTAATATCGTCAAGCTATTAATGTGGATTATTTACGTGAAGCTAATCCACCTCGCTTCTTCTTATTAGGTGAGGTTTTACTCATGGTCATAGTTCGTTTGTTAATAAAGCCACCTTGAGCAGTCCATCCTGAATCTCGTGATGCATCTCTATTTTCATCATTACCAGTTTCATTACTTACTCCTGATGAATCAGTTAAACCTTGTTCCGTAGTAGGATTATCATTATATATATTGTTAACTTTATTATCTAAATCTCTTTCTCTTTTATTCTCAGCACGTTTAGTACTTATTGCTTCTTGTAACGTTCTTGTATCCCTATAATTGGCAGGGTTTACTCCAAGATTTTTAGCAGTAGTATTTAATTGATTTTTAGTTTGGTCTTGTTTTGACGGTGTATAAGTATCTGAAGGTTGAATTGCATTAGGCTTTACTGTAGGTGTTATTTTACTTTTAGTAGATGTTTCAGTTATAACTGTAGGGTCTTTACTACTTACATTATAACTTTTACCCATAGCAGTAACAAAGGCTTGTGCTTTTGTATTACCTTTAGCTGCTGCTTCTTCAGCACTTGTAATACCACCATACCAACCACTATCTTTGGAAGCTCCCATTGCTTTAGTAAAGTCTGACCACGATGTGTACGCTACCTCACCTGTTGTAGTATTTTCAGATTGATTATATTGATTAAAAAAATCTCCAGTATTTCTACTTATTTCCCCTGCCTTACTACCTATTTTAAAAATAGGAGCTACACCAATCTTTTTTTGTAATGCACTTGCACTTTCATATCCTGATGCTTTTGCCAACTGGTCTTGTTTACCTTGTTCTCCTAGAACAGTGTCCATCTGAGGTGAGTTCCAACTTTGAGCTAAATCTTGTGAACCTAATAGTTCCCCTAACTTACTATATTTATTTTCTTTTCCAAGAGGTCTACCCTCAGAATCTTTTCTTCCAAAAATAGTATTAGCTACAAATATACCGGGAGATACTTTTTGAAAGGCATCTAAAGCTTTATCTAAAAACCCCTTTTCTCTATAGGTAATATCCGATAAAGCACTAGCTACTTGATAGGCTTTTGAAGTAGGTTCTTGGTATCCCCCATCATTATCATTATTATTATCTTCTTGTCTAACACTAGTACTTTTAATAGCTTTACTTGGGTCTTCTTTTAATGCAACTTCTTTTGCTTTTGTTTCTAATACAAATCCATTAGGTATAGGATATATAGGCTCTCCATTAACAAATGGTATGTACATCTCCTCACCTGTCTCAGCGTTAACGTACTTCTTTGTAACAGAATCTTGTAGCTGACCAAACTGTGTGCCTAGTAAATCGTCATAAGTAGGTTTCATACCGACATCTACATTGGGTACATTCCTGTATTGAGGTCCTTGATAGTTAGGTAGTCTACCATCTCTTGGAGGTCTTCTATCGCTAGGTGGTTGTACAGGTGGTACATAAGTAGACGGTTTCTTAACTATTGGGGGAGTAGTAGTTGTTACTCCCGGAACTTTAGGAAGAGGCATTGTAGGTATTCCTACATTTCCACCTAATGCCATTTGTTTAAAAGGTACACCATCAGGCATAGTAGCTTGGTCTGAGTTTCCCATCTGACCCATGTTTTCCATCTTCTGTAAGCCTGACTTAGCTTGGTCTCTGAAACCCATAATCTTTTCTAGTCCATGATAACGAACTACATCAGCAGGTAAAACAAATTCACCCTCACTAAGATTAGCAGGTATGTCATCTCTTACTTCTTCTTGTGTTGAACCTACAGGTACAGGATTATTAGAGACAGGGTCTTTAGTATTACCTTGGTCTCTAAATCCACCATCTTCAAATAATTCCATTTGGTCGCTTACAGATTTTTTAGCCATTGTATTTATTTACCTCGTCTTTTATAAACTTTAACCTACGCAATGCTGCTATAGCACCCTGTGCTCTATATATAATTACGGAATCATTTGACTGTTCCATAATCTTATGCTGTTGTTCTACTACAACATCTAAGTATTTATTGAGGTGGTGCTGGTGGTTGGCTATCGTCTTGAGGTTGCTCAGTATTTGCTTGTCCATTTCCACTAAATCCTTGTTCATTTGGTTGAGGTACTTGACCTGTTCCTATATTACCACCACCTGCTCCAGTGGGGTCCATTGGGTTTACTCCTGCTGGAGGTTGCCCTTGTTGTGGCTGACCCTGTTGAGGTTGCCCTTGTTGAGCTGGAGGTCCTTGAAATTGTTTAAGTAACTCAGCTTGTACTATAGCTTCATCCATATTGTTAGTAACTTTTGTAGGGTCTAAATCCATAGCCTTAGCTATCTCTCTTATGATATAGTTAAACTTAGCAAACGGAGCAAGGGCAGGGTTAGATGCAGTTTGTAAAAATTGCATTAGTCTTTGGCTACGGACTTCATTAGCCATTAGGCTTTCAGTACCTCTAGCGTGAACTTCTAAGTCACCTCTTATTTCTGGGTTAAAATTAAATTGCATATTGAATCTAAACATTCCCTCACCTAAAGGTTTAAGTAAGTAATCATCTACATTCTTAATAACAGTTTTAATACTGCCACTTGCTGCGTTCATTAACATTGATATACCTGATGCAGTTCTACCTACACCTGATATACCTGTTTGTCCATGTGAGAAAGAAGGTAGTCCTGTGCTTTCGTCTGCAAGCTGTCTAGCTTTATCAAACAGTTGTAAGTTTTCTTGTGATACGTTTGGAAACTTAGTACCAAAGATAGCTTGACCCGGAGCACCACCTTGTCTTCTAAACACTTTACCCGGATATACCGATAGGTCTTGTCCGGGAACTAAGTTAGTCTCATCTACTTCTATAAGTAAGTTACCTGATAACACTGCGTTGTCCACAGACATTCTCATAAAACCATTCATAAGAGTTTGTGTGTCATCCATGTTCTCAGCTAAACCTACTCCAAAGAAAGAGTATGGGTTTAATTCATATGGTGCTGCCATGTAAGGTATCTTAGCAGGTTTAAATGGATTAAGAACTACTCTTAGTAGTCTGTTATTAGAACACCATACATTAGCTTGTAATTCATCATAGTCTTTTAATTCTTTAGGTATTTTAATGCCTTGTTTTTCTAGTAGCTCAACATCTAGCATACCCCAAAATTCAAGAACTTCAAATCTATCTATATAACTATCTTGGTTATAGTCTATTAAGTCATCTTCCCAATACTTCTTAACATAGTTTTCACCTTCTGCTATTACTTCATCAATAACATTATCTCTAAAGTAAGGTCTACGTTTTAATGCACGTAACTCTGAACGTGACATCTTATGTCGTTCTATTACATATTGAGCTTGGTCAATATTAGTAGAGTCAGGGTCAGGGTAAAAATTCCAAACAGATACATGGCTAACTTGAGGAACAGTTTTAAAGATAGGTGAGTATTCGCCTTCTTCATCCCAATTAGGATATTCTTTATCAACAGCAAAAGGTCCTTTCATTACACCTGTGCCAAACAATGCCATCTCAAAAGCTGTGCTTCTTAGATGTTTGTTAGCATTAGACTCTTGCAGTTGGTCCATGATTTGTTTTTCCATAGACTTAGCTGCAATTAATGCAGGACTATATGTTATAGACGTAGGAGTTTGACCAGTGCCTTCTTTAAGGTTCTCAATATCGCCAAGCTTTTTTGACAAAGGACCAAGCCTATCTTGCAAGGTTTGAGCAGTAGCTCCTTTAGGTAGCTCTTTGCCATCCCCCATATAACCATAAGGGTTGTCCATAGCTCCATCATCATCTTTCTCACGTAATTCTGGAGGTTCTTTAGGGTCGAAATTAACATCTTTAGCTACTCCTTCTGGTAGTTCCGTAGGCTCTATACTAATAGGAAACTTATTTCCTGCAAACAATACATCAGCTATTTGCCCATAGGCTGCTAATGTTTTTGTCTTAGTTACCTTAATAAATACTCTTGATTTTTCTGCTTCGGTAAATTGAACATCAGGTCCATATATACCTCTATAGTTTCGATAGGCACGAACCCATCTTGTTTCATCCTCGTATCTGTAGTCCTCAGCTTTTTTAAACTTAGACATTACATAGTTAGAAATACCTTTTACTTCTATATCCGATTGATTAGAATCGTCTGAGTCTTCTAGTGATAGAGCATCGTCTTCTATGTTTATTTCATCTTCAGCCATATTAATATCCAAACGTTGAATCTGCTACAGGCATACTTCTAGTTGATGTGCCATGTGGGTCGTAATCAAATATACTAAATCTAGGTCGTGACATTATGCCATACCTTAACGCATCATACAAATGGTCTTCTGCACGTGTGTCCACATCTTCCGGATTCTTTTTGTCCAAGGGGATGGAAGGTAACTGTGACACAGTGTTCGTGCAATTATTAAAGAAAACAATGCGTGGCTCTTCTGTATATTCGTCTACTTGCAAACGTCTATGTATTTCATTCTTACCTGATACACGACTACCTTTACTTCTATCTGAGGGTCTAAACCTACAACCTCTCATAATCATTTGTTCTGCTAGAGATGGTCCTGTGTCTCCACGTTTATGCCATAAGGAACTATCTAATACTCCATATCTCATACCACCATCTTGAGCTTCTAATTCATTTATCATATCTGCCAAATCTGTGGCAAGGACTTTAGAAACGTAGAGTTCTCTGTAAACAATAAGTTGTTCAGATGGTGAGACAGCAAACCATAACACTGCACTATAAGAACCATAACCATAATCACAAGCCCTAAACTTGACCCAATTATGAGGGATGTTGAAAGGCTCAACAACGTGAATATCACGATTAAATTCCGTAAAAGCTGCACCCTCTTTAATATCCCAATCGCCTTCCAGAAGTTGCTTACGCTGTTGCTCTGGTAATGATAACAACATTGCTTCGTAATCGCCTTCTCTTGAGAGATACGGATTGTCAGATAATCTCGCAGGGATAAACTTTCGTTTAAATAAAGATTGTCCAGCCTTGCTATGTCCTGCCGGATACTTAAGTACCTCGCCTGTCTCAATATCGGTTGCATCAAAAGTCTTTCCATAAGGTGCAGGGTCAATAAACATTTTCTTAACCCATCCATGACCCGGACCTCCCGGGTTAGTCGTTGCTCTCATATAGATTGGCAAATCTGATGCTGCCGTTCTTAATCGTGAACGCATGTAATTCCATGCGAAAGGTTTGTTCCATTGCGTTAACTCGTCAAACCCTATCCAACTAAATGCCAATCCCTGATATCTTAATACGTCATCATCTCTGTCAAGGTAGGACATCCATAACCTAGCACCTGATGGTGCAGTCCATTGCATCTTTCTCTCTGACCACTTTATACCCTTCCAAATCTTAGGGTATATTTCTTGTGACTTCCATACTAACTCTCTTAGTTCTTCTGTTGTATGTCTTAATAGTAATCCACTAAACGATGGATGACCCATATATCTTAAAGGGTCTGCAAGCATGGCATAAGATTTACCACCTCCTGCTGAACCACCATATAGCACTTCTCTTTCACCTGCTGCAAGGAAATCCGTCTGAGGTCCTGCATTAGGTTTAAATACTATATTAAGTGAGTCTTCATCGTCTACTCGTTCTACTTCTATCGTGCTAGATTCTTGAACCAGTTCTTTCTTCTTCAATGGCTTTCGCTTTTTCGATTGCTTTCTGGGCATACTCAGACCATTTTCTGAGAGTTCTAGCTTGGTTCTTACGTTGTTGCTCATGCATTAACCTTTTTCTTAATCCTACGTGAGATATTACTCTACCTGTTTTAGTAGTAACCCAATTAGCAACTTGCCTAAAGGAATACTGTTTTACATATTTTCTAGCCATTTCAATAGCTTCTAACTCAAAGGGTATTGGATTAAGTATGTCAGGGTCTTCTTCATTCTTCTCATAACCAAAAGGTATGATGCGTGATATCCGAGGTATCTTAGACCACTCTTTACCTTCTTCGTCTTTTATATCTGTAGGTTGTGGTAGCTTCCACTTACCTAAACTTCTTGTAGTCATGTTACTCTTTATTCTTTGGGGGTAATATCATTACTCCACCAGATGCTTCTACTTGTATCTTCTCTGTCTTAATTAAACCTACTCTGTCTAGCAGTTCCTTGCTTGCTGAGAGCTTGTCACGTACACCAAGCTGGGTAGGGTCATCTAAACCACTTACCATAGCCACAGCAGCCTTAGGAGCGTTCCTACTCATATATAGATGTGTAGCATCCATTATCTCTTCCTTAAGAGACTTAATTATGTCTGATGTACTAGAAGATTCAGAGTATCCTGCAAGTAACTTAGCCTGTACGATATCTCCATTAGCACCATCAAATAGTACATCTAGAAACTTCTGTTGTCTTTCGGTTAGTGTTCTACTCATGTTGGTACTTCTTCCCTAGTAAACTGCCTATCAACTCGTGCTATTAATCTTTCAGCACGATTAGTTGTTTGCTTATACCAATTACTATCTTCCATCTCGTCTGCCATGCTTTGCCAATCTAAATCATTGACAGCAGCAATTAAGTTCTTAAACTTAGACAGCCTTGGTCTACCTAATTGAAAACACATGTTAGCTAATACATGTTGTATC